GGCGTATACCACGCCCATGACTAAGCGCCAGGATCGCGTTGCGCTCCGATTGAGCGCCTTGTTATATTTTGGAGCTAAAAAATGTTAATAAAAGTAAAGGTAGGCAAAGTAGAACTGGAATATTCAGAACCAACAAAACCCACTGAATATCCAAAAATTACATTAGGCGCTAAAGATTCATTGCTTATGATGATATTAAAAATGGCTGATAAAGCCGCTGAAATACATGCAAGTATGGAAATATAACCCCATAGCTAACCAGCGGGAGCAAAGCGACATAAGCGATCCGAGTTAAAATGCTTTGTTATATTTACAAGTTACAAGGTGTAATGATGAGTGCGATAATTACTGAACAGGATTTTTACAAAACAGAAAGCAGCAGAGCGCGCATGATTGATGCCTTGCGCGCAGCACTAAACTCTGCGGAGAATGGCGAAAACGAAGTCACCATACAATATGATAATCTTGAAATAACATGGATTTTTGATGACGGTGAGTTTTTTGTAATCGGATGAAATTTAGAGAAAATTATGGAACAGACAATAGCTTGTAAAATATGTGGACACCCTTACAAAGTTTTTATGCATACAGTAGCCGACCAATCGGCTTGTCCTAGGTGTATTAGACAGGCTGAGGATATGCGCAACTGTAACCCACTAATACCGCCTTACCAAACAAATGGGCAAGGAGCCGGACAAACGCCGCAAGATGAAATTATCTATGCTGATAACCCCCGACCACCGCGTTATATCTCATTAGAAGCTGAACAACTTAAACAGGATAATGATTCTGGTGACTTTGGAAATGCACTTAATGGGTATTCTGATCGCGCTGAAACATTAGAGCTACTTGCGTGGAAGTATTTCTACGGAATGGCAAAGCGCGAGGGTCTTGACCATGAAAGTGCTGTTAATATTGCTGATTCTGAGCTTGAAAGAATATAACAGATATTAGATGGAAAATTTCCACATAGCACGCAATTCAAATCAATCAAATTAATGAGTATTAATAATATGAGACAAGAAATACATAAAGCACTGTTAAGCATTTCTCCGGCGACACTTGGAGAAATTGCTGCATATATTGGGATTGAAAACAAGGCAGGGAAAAAGCGTAAAGGACATATGACGGCTGATGGTGTTTTTAAAAAAGAAGAGGATTTGTAATGAAGATCATAAACAAGCGCAATGAGCTAAAAAACCTGGAACATTTATGTGCGATGATCCGAGAGGACTTTGAAAACAATGTTGACAATATAATTATCAATAGATATGCAGCGTTATATAATGAAGAACCGCATGCTAATATGATCAGACGGATTGCAAGAGAGGAGGGACTAAAAAAGGCCGCGTTTGTCCGGTCCATCATTGCGCATAATAGAATTTATTGGACAAAGGAAGAGGATAAGATTTTAAGGGAATATTTCCCGACTATCGGTGGCCGTGGTTTACATAAAACACATTTGCCAAATCGCACCAGGTCAGCAATATGTAAACGAGCAACAATGCTCGGGGTTACTATGAATAAAGAGGCCAAGGGTGATAGAATCTCGGAGTCTTTGATAAAGTACAATGAAAAAAAACCAAAACAACAAGAAGCTAATACATGTGTATTTTCAAAAGAAATGATAAAACTGAGTATGGATTTTCTATCACATTCAGCCCCGCGGGATTTAATCGGCACTCGTTATTACGGACAATGATATGAGAAGAAAGCGATGTAAAAATTGCAATGAACTATTCATTCCGACCCAGCCGCTGCAATTCGTATGCTCGCCAATTTGCGCATATCAATATACAAAAACAAAAGAAGGAAACAAGTTCAAAGAAAAAATAAAGCGCAAGATTCGCAAAGAAGAAAAGGACAAACTAAAAACAAAATCCGAATGGGCAAAAGATGCCCAGTCCGCATTTAACAAATATATCAGAGCACGAGATAGAGAACTGCCGTGCATCAGTTGCGGAAGACACCACCAGGGGCAATATCATGCTGGCCACTATAGATCAGTTGGCGCACATCCGGAGTTGAGATTTGAAGAATCAAATTGCCACAAACAATGTGCCCCGTGCAACAATCACAAATCCGGAAATATCGTAGAATACCGAATCAATCTCAAAGATCGGATCGGCAAAGAAAAACTGGCGTGGTTGGAAGGCCCGCACGAGCCGGCAAAATATACGATTGATGACCTTAAAGAGATTAAAGCAAAGTATATGAAAATGGCAAAAGATTGCTTGGAGGAATGAATGGGAGAGATAATAATCAAAATTCAAGATATGGATGTTATGTCAACACGCTTGAATTATGCTAAAGAGCTGATAGCAAAAGCGCTCACAGCTGGCCCGGTGGTAATGAGGCTTGGGAGGGAAAACAAAACCAGAGAGCAGGAAAAAAAATATCATGCTCTGATAAATGACATATCAAAACAAGTTGACTTTAACGGAATAAAGCATAATGAAAAAATATGGAAAGCGCTGCTTGTCGATTCGTTTGAACAAGAGTTATTCAGCCAAGGGAGTAGGTTAAGCCATGGGAGTAAAACGGTTATCAGTTTAGACGGGATAAGAGCTGTAACAGTACGCGCTAGTACAACAGAATTCAAAAAGAAAGAGGGGTCGAATTTTATCGAATATCTTTATTCCTTTGGAAGCTGTCATGATGTAAAGTGGTCTGAGAAGGCCAATGATATATACAACGAAACACAAAGTGATAAAAAACAATGATATATAACCAAATGACATGCTATTCGTGCCGTTGGTATCGTATCAATGATGGATTGAAAATTGTAGAACATTATTGCAAAAAAGATCACAATGATGGCCATATGCGCGCAGTAGATTGTAATGACTTCGAGAGATATGCGGGAGCAGAGAATAATTGATTAATGAATAATTATCTGTAATAAAACAATGAAATCAAGTATATTTTGTGCTAATAAGTAAATTATATAATTAAAATTGAGGCACAATAGATTGAAAAAGAATACAAGGGCCACTACGCTGCTAGCTTCTGAACGTCGCATGAAAGCGTTTGAACTGCGCAAAAAGGGGTATGGATATGAGCAGATAGGAAAAGCGCTTGGTATATCAATGCAGGCGGCTCATCACCATGTAAAGACGCGTCTAAAAGAACTAGCAAAGAAAACAGATGAGGATGCCAAACAGGTTCTGCAATTGGAATTGGCCAGGCTCGATCAAATGCTACTCGGGTTATATGAAGAAGCTATCAGTGGAAAGGAAAGTGCTGTTGATCGTGCTCTAAAAATAATGGAAAGACGATCAAAGATGCTGGGAATAGATGCGCCAACCAGGCCTATTGATGATCCAATTGATCAGCCATCAGCAAAAAGCAAGATTGTATTTGTTGTTAAGGATTCAGAAAAAGAAATAAAGATCACGCATGGCAAGCCTGAGCTTAAGTAAGCCGCAATATATCTTTTTAAACGAGCTGAATACTAAATTTCGTGCTTATATCGGCGGATTTGGCAGCGGTAAAACTTACGTTGGGTGCCTGGATTTGCTGTTATTTGCAATAGAACATCCTGGGATAAGTCAAGGTTATTTTGGGCCATCATACGGATCTATCAAAGATATTTTCTGGCCAACAATCGAAGAGGCCGCAGAAACGCTCAATTTGAGGACGCTGGTTAAGCGTGCCGATAAAGAATTGTTGATTTTTTCTGGCGGCGTTCAAATTGGGCATATCATTTGCCGGTCGATGGACAGACCTGAATCAATTGTTGGGTTCAAAGTAGCAAGGGCATTAGTTGATGAAATAGATACCTTGCCAATTGACAAAGCCAGAACCGCTTGGAGAAAAATCATTGCAAGATTGCGTCTTGTGGTTGATGGAGTAGTAAATAGTATCGGGGTAACGTGTACGCCTGAAGGATTTCTGTTTGTATATGAGCAATTCAAAAAAAAGCCGACAGAAAGTTATTCGATGGTGCAGGCATCTACATATGAGAACATAGAGAACCTACCAGAGGACTATATCAGTTCGCTATATGAAACGTATCCAGAGCAGTTAGTACAAGCCTACTTATTTGGGGAATTTGTCAATCTCACATCAGGCAGCGTTTATCCATCATTTGACCGAAAACTGAATAACACTCATTATATTGCAAAACCTCGAGAGCCATTGCACATCGGAATGGATTTCAATATATATAAAATGTGTGCAATAATTCATGTCATTAGAGATGGAATACCCTATGCTGTAGATGAATTAACAGGAATCCAGGATACCCCGGCAATTGTTGATGCAATAAATGAACATTACCCAGATCATAAAATAATTATTTATCCTGACGCATCTGGAGGGAATAAATCAAGTAAGGGCGCAAGCATATCAGATTTGAATATTTTGCGAGAAGCTGGGTTTTATGTGTATGCAAGAAACAAAAATCCACCTGTCAGGGATAGAGTATTGTCAATGAATACTATGTTCTGCAATGCAAATGGAGATAGGAAGTATTTTGTTAATATAGACAATTGCCCTGTTTATGCTGAATCATTAGAGCAACAGGTTTATGATAAAAACGGCGATCCTGATAAATCTAACGATTTGGACCACCCGGTTGACGCTGGCGGTTACTTTATACATTACAAATGGCCAGTCCGAAGCAACATAACACGAGCAGTGACAGCTAGGAATATAGCATATGAGTTTGACCACAGCGTTTAAACAGTTCTTCAAGAATGATCAAGTGCCAAAAAAGCTAGGGCAGGATCAAGCATGGTCTGATGATAGCGCATTATATGGGAGTAAGGATTTTCCTAAATATAATCCTGATGAACTGATTGGAAGAAAAGGCGCTGATATATATAACAAAATGATGCTTGATGAGCAGATTAAAGCTGTTGTTCATTTCAAGCGTGATGCGGTAACGGGTCGTCAATATGGATTTCAGTTCAATGAGAATACTGATCTATCTGAAGAAGATCAAAAGTTACGCATTCAGGTTTTTGAGCAAGCAATTGATAGGATTAACGGAAAATTTCTTGATGTTTTAAATGGCATAATGTCATCAATGTATAACGGTTTTTCAATGACTGAAAAAATCTATCAGTTAATTGAGGTCGATGGAAAATCATGGGTCGGTATAAAGCGTCTTGCATTAAAGCCATTTGATACATTTGAGTTTTATGTTGATGAATTCGGTAATCTGCTTCAGATCATTCAGCAAGTCGGTTCTAAAGAGATAAAAATTGATCTTGATAAGTTTTTGCGTCATGTCCATAACCCAGACATGGATGAGCTTTATGGCCGATCAGAATTGCGCGAGGCATATAGAGCATGGTTTTCCAAAGACCTGATTATCAAATATCAGAATATATTCCTGGGTCGTTATGCTTCGGGTTTTGTGTGGGCTGAATTGGAAGAGGGATTTGCAATTAACCCAAACTCAACAGCATATACAACATTGCAGAATGTACTAACGAATATACAAGCTACCACGGCTATTATAATGCCGGCAGGGGTAAAGTTACACGTAGAGCAGCCGAAGACAACAGATGCTTATGAGCGCGCTATATCACAGTATGATAAAGCAATTGCTAAAGCGTTACTTGTTCCTAATTTATTGGGAATTTCTGAACAGGGAGATACGGGGTCATATTCACAATCACAAACTCAGTTGGAGGCGTTTTTCTGGACGCTGGACCAGGACGCCAGTCGATTAGAAGAGACGCTGAATGATTCGTTATTTTCGCAACTTGGGAATTTGAACTGGGGTGATGGAAAATATCCACAATTCAAGTTTAAGCCCATCTCGCAGACAATGAAATTGTTGGTTGCAAAACAATGGATGGAGATATTGAACGGAAGCGGGGCAAAACAAACAGAAGAAGATGAGCGTTATCTGCGTGACATGTTAGGATTTCCTGCGCGCACAGAAGATAGTAAAGTTTTGGAGCCGTTACAGACTATTCCCCATGTGCCTGAGGATTCCTCCTCCTTGCCTCAGGCTCCTGTAGCGGCTCCACCTAATTTGCCTGATGAAACGGTGGTTGGAGAACAGATTGTAGAGGCTAGCGCATTTAGCAAAGCTCAGGCTCGTGTTGATTTTGCTGCTATTGATAGAAATGCAGAATTGATTACTGGAAATCAATCATTGCAATTGACTGATATTATTGAATCCGGGATTGAAAAAATACTCCAGGATATACCAGAACAATATGATCTAAAAATCGTATCTAAAATCAAATTTCCATCTGAAGTAATAAGAAAAACAAAAGAAAATGTTAAAAAAGCAATGCTTGACGGATGGCGAACTGGTGAAACACAAAGCAAAATGGAGCTTATAAAGGCTGAACGAATAGCCAAAAAAACATATAGCAAAAAAATACAAATGGATCGTCTGGCGGACAATGCGCTGAAATATCTTGATATACAATCGTTTGTTATAGCAGGAAAGTTAACGAATGATATTGCTGCTATTATTAAGCGTGAAGTTTTGAGTGGTGTTAAATACAGCAAGTCATTGTCTGATGTAAAAAAGGCTGTATATGAGGCGTTGGCCAGTAAAGGAATTTTATCATCTGAAACAATTGAAGGTTTACTACCGGGTAGTGATTTAGCTAAAGCAGATTATATGTTATCTACTATAATCAGAACTGCAACATTTGAAGCAATCAATGAGGCACGGTTTAATTATTTTACAGATGATGAAGTAAAGGGTTTTGTGCAGGCATTTGAATATTCCGCTATATTAGATTCGAGGACAACAGAAATTTGCCGCCAGCTTGATAATGATATACATTCGGTAGATTGGCCTGGCTGGGATCAATACAGGCCGCCTAATCATTATAATTGCAGATCGTTACTGGTACCGATAACAATTGTAGATGAATGGACAGAATCAAAAGAGCCGAATGTAACACCGCAGGAAGGGTTTAAGTAATGCCATTGCCCAAGCCCAGATCGAATGAAAAAAAACAGGATTTCATTTCTCGTTGTATAACTGATAATATAATGTTAAAAGAATATTCAGATATAAAACAAAGAACAGCGGTTTGTTACAATTTATATAAAGGTGATTCAATGGCTAAACAAGTTTCAATGGAAATATTTGCAATCGGCAAATGGAATGGATTGAAGTTTACTGCTGAATCATTGAAAAAGATTGCCGATAACTTTAAAAAGCTAAAAAATGTACATAAAGTTCCATTAAAGTTCGGTCATAATCAAAAACAACCATTAACTGATGGACAGCCAGCGATTGGTTGGTTGGAAAATGTATGGTTTGACGATGCCACTGGAAAGCTCATGGCTCTTGCTACTGATGTCCCTGAAATCGTCTTTAATGCGATCAAGAAAAAACTTTACAGAAAAGTGAGTGTTGAATTGGATCGTAACGTTAAGTACAAAGATAAACAGCTCGGTGATGTTTTGTCGGGAGTTGCTCTTCTGGGTGCTGATATACCGGCAGTCAATACGATTGCTGATTTAACTGCTTATATGTCTAAACCAAATGCAGATTATGTATTTGGTGAGCATGTAGCGTTTACTGCAATTGAAACTGAGGAAACAATTATGCCCAAAGAATTGGAAGATTTGCTAGAACAGCAAAAAATCATGCTTTCACGGCTTGATAAGCAACAGTCCGATCTTGAGGTTTTGAAAGACGAAAACATTAAGCTGAAAGCGGAAAAAGAAACATTCGCTGCTGAGAAAAAGGCACGCGAAGAAAAAGAAGCAGAGCAAAAGATTGTATTTGCCCGCAAACAAGTTACGGATATTCTTGAAGCTGCCGTAAAAGCTGAGGCTATTACTCCGGCTGAACGTGAACACTTTACAAAGTTGCTAAATGTTGATGACGATGCCGCCGTACAGGCTATTGATATTGACGTTCTGAAAGGAATGGTCGATAAAGACGGCAAGTTGAATTACAGCAAAGAACAAGCCGAATCAGGTAAAGAAGATATTACCGAAGCTGATACAATCGACACTGTTGTTATGTCCAGGGCGCAAAATCTGGTAAACGATGGCAAAACAAATGATTTTGCTGTAGCAATGGAGATGGTATTTACTGCTGATCCTAAGCTGGCTGCGGCATATCGTGATCAAAATGACAACATTTAATCGGAGAGATAACAATGGTTGAAGGTAAAAGCGAAGTCATCGGTATTTCTGCCGGTGCTGATCTATCTGCGTTGCAGTATAAGATCATTAGCGTGGCTGGTACGCTGGCTACAGACGGAAATGACGCGCTTGGAGTGCTGCAAAATAAGCCGCAATCTGGAGAGGACGCATCTGTTGCATATACGGGGCATATGAAAGCGTATGCGGGCGGTACGATTGCTGCCGGTGATCGTGTTTCATGTAGCGCATCTGGCACGCTGGTAACAGTGAATTCCGGTGACAGTGCGGCTATCATGGGTAAATCATTGAGCGCTGCTTCCAGCGGTGGCTTGGTTGAATTTGTTGGCAATTTCGCTGTCGGTTATACCGCTAGCGTGACAACTTGATAGAGGTATAAAAAATGGCTAATGCAACAGGTCGCGCTCTACATATCGATAAAGCGCTTTCACAAATGGCACTCGGGTATCGCCCCGGCGGTTTTATTGCTGATATGATTTTCCCGACGGTTCGAGTAGCAAAACAGAGTGACGTTTATTATGAGTTTTCTCGCACTGATCGTTTGCGTCGTGAGAACACACAACGTTCACCGGGGACTCATGCTCGACGGGTAACTGAATCAGTATCTAGCGGGACTTATTTCGCTAAAAACTATGCTCTATCTTCTGCTGTAGTTATTGAAGATAAAGTAAACGCTGATCCGCTGCTTGTCAGTCAACTGCTTAACGGAAAATCCCGCTATCTGCTTGACAAGCTCGCACTTGATTGGGAGGTGCGCGTAGCATCGATGGTCAACAGTACAAGCAACGTCGGCTCTTCTTCAGCGGTATCTTCAGCGTGGGACGGTTCCGGTGATCCGCTGGGTGATTTGAATACTGCGCTGGATAATGTTCAATACGCTAATGGTGTACGTCCCAATCGGATCGTCATGGGGCTTGAGGCCTGGCAATCTTTCCGTCGTGATTCTAATGTTCGTGATTTGATCATGGGCGCAAACAATGGTGGTGGATATGCTTCTCTGCAACAAGCAAAAGATCTGCTTGAAGTAGAGGATATTTTCATTGCCGGAGCTTTTCAGAATACTGGTGAGGAAGGGCTCGGAGAAAGTTTGTCGACAATCTGGCAAGACAATGTTCTCGCATATTATGCACCGTCTGCGCCAAGCATTGAACAGCCCGCGTTTGGTTACAATTTCCGCTGGGCTGCGCCTGGGCTGCCAAACATGCAGGTTGAACGGCATCCTTACGACAGCAGAACCAAGTCCGAAGAGATCGAAGTCGGGTATTATCAAGACGAAAAGATCACCGGTGCGTCTTACGGATTCCTGCTTACAGCTGTAAACAGCAGCACATAAACTATACCAGGGGGCACTGCCCCCTTTTTATATGGGGTTTGATATGTTGACACCGAGCAAAGATGATCCAAATCGACGTAAAGAATTAGCACGAAAGAAAAAAGACCCATTTTCATTTGGCACTGGTCATAAGACCAAAAAGGATTTGCCGGAAGATTGGAAAGGCAACAAGGGATTAGTTTCTGATTCAAAAAAGGTTTAAAGAATAAACATGCTACTAGCTGTGGAGAATGAACAATGTTCATAACTATGCATTGCGGCGGAATGCCGTTTGATGGTAATACAATAAATGAAAAATCTTTAGGCGGTTCAGAAACAGCCGCTTATTATATTGCAAAAGAATTGGCAGAACAGGGGCATAATATTACTCTGTTTACAAATCACCAGAATGAAGGGGTGTTTGATGGCGTGCGTTATGCGTTCGCGGGGGATAGATCAGAAGATGCGCCGCTGGGTGATCGATTTCATTACTACGCATCTAATACACCAGCAGACGTATTGATTATTCAGCGCTCGCCTAGTGCATTTAAATATTCATATCCAGCGAAAGTAAAGTTGTTGTGGGTTCATGATCTTGGCAGTAAAAACCAACGTCCTGAGCTACATGCTGGATTGCATCAGATTAACGGCATTCTCACAGTAAGCGAATATCACAAAAAACAGATTGTTGAATCGTGGGGAATTAATCCCGATATTGTTTATCCGATCACAAACGGCATTGATTTAACTCTATACGAAGAGCCGGATCGTGCAGCAGTATTAGATATGCATCCGGTATTTTCAGAGCTTGACGATAAACTTGTTATGCTTTATTCCAGCCGCCCGGAACGCGGTTTGGAGAATCTCGTATCTCCCGATGGGATCATGCATCAATTATGGGAGCAGGGATATAAGGACGTGCATTTGATTGTTTGTAGTTACGACAATACCACCCCACAGATGGAATCATATTATCATCAGTTATGGGAAGCTTGTGATGTTCTCCCGAATGTTACAAATGTTGGATCATTAACTAAACGGAATTTAGCTGCTCTTCAGATGTATGCTGATCTACATATTTATCCAACCGCGTTCAAAGAGGTTTCCTGTATTACTGCGATGGAATGCATGGCTGCTGGACTTCCGTTTCTGTCAACAGACGCTGGCGCATTGCCGGAGACCTGTTCAATTTCGGACGGTGCAAAGTTAATTGCGCTTGATGATGTGACAATGAATATAAAGAGTTTTGTCGAGCGTGTTGATTTCTATTTGTCCAATCGTGAAGTTCTGCGTGATTATAGTGCAGCCCAGATAGAAGCTGCGCCGTATTATTCATGGGAGAACGCCGCTAACAGGTTGATGAATGTAGTTAGTCGAATATTCGATAAACCAAGCACAGCGGCTAAATTACGAGGTCTGATTAAGGATTCTGACATTGTTGCGGCATTTAAATTTGTTGAGCAGAACAAACTACATGATAGTGATGATCCAATTATCAAAACATGTATTCAGGAACTTGATGAGTGTTATCAGTTTTATATTAATGATACATTTCGTCAACACTATGCAGATTATTATGAATATGAAAATCAGCGTGGAGTTAATTATGGTCCGCAAGAAATGGACGGAACCCCGCGTTTTGAATGGGTAGCATCAAAGATTGCTGAATTGCCGCATGGAGCCAGGGTATTGGACTATGGTTGTGCGCATGGACATTACGTTATTAATTTAGCAAAACGATTCCCTGATAAAATATTTGTCGGTGCAGATATAACAGAACGAAATATAAAAACAGCTGAATCATGGGCAAAATCAGAAAAACTAGACAATATTCGGTTTATTCATGGTGCAATCGGTGATGATTCAGTAAATGCAATCATTGATTCGGGGCCGTATGATTGTATTATTGCAGCTGAAGTAATTGAGCATGTTGGAAACCCAAACTATCACATTGATGCACTGCGTTATTATATGAGCGCTGATGCGCTGATGATTATGACGGTTCCATATGGCCCATGGGAAGCGCAGGGATATAAAGAACAGTATCCATTGCGTGCTCATTTGCATCATTTTGAGCGTTCAGATTTGCATGATATGCTCAGTGGATTTGATGATTTTAATGTTATCTGCATTCCTCATAATCAATTTGTTGGATCATATGGCATAACGTTCAAAGCCAGCGTAGGCAAAAAGTCTGGATCAATAGATTATTCACGCAAATTTAATACGATGATGCCGAGAGAAACGGTATCGCTTTGTATGATCGTTAAAGATGGCGAGGCAACATTAAGGAATACATTGAATTCTGTTTCTGATATTGCTGATGAGATTAATATTTATATTGACCCGGCAACATCAGACAACACCGACAGTGTAATAGGGTCGTTTGGAGAGGCCAAAAACGGATACCCTTGGCCTATCGTTACTGTTGGAAAATTATCCGCATCAGCTACAGAAATCGGCTTTGATGCCGCTAGAAATGAGTCTATTGCTGATGCTGTTGGTGATTGGATTATGTGGCTGGATGCTGATGAAGTGGTCAATTATCCCGAACGATTAACCGCCGGTTTGCAGCCCAATGCTTTTACAGGATATGGGATTCCTCAACATCACTTTGCAGTTGAGCCGCTGGGTGTGATTAAAACTGATTATCCAGTGCGTCTATTCAGAAACAACAATAATATTAAATTTTTTGGAGTAGTTCATGAGCATCCGGAAAAGGCATTAAATAAAGGGATCGGATTTGCTACGCAATATAGCGGGGTTGATATAGCTCATTACGGTTATATGAATGAAACTATACGCCGCAATAGATTTCAGCGTAATATTGGATTGATGAAACGAGACAGGAAAGTATATCCTGATCGAATTTTAGGAAAATTTTTATGGTTACGTGATACATCACAAATGTGCGGATATGAATTGGATGCAAATGGCGGCCATATAACAGAATCAATTATCGACAAAGCCAGGGAAGGTATTGAAATGTGGAATGATTTGCTGAAACAGAATCAAATTCGTATGCTTGTAGATGGGATTGATTATTATAATAAGTTAATGTTGATTCTTGGTGCTAATATTGAAGTATCGATGAAGATTGATACAGCACAAATACCAAGCAGAACATCTGCTAAAAACGTGAATACGGTTACGGGGCTTTTTTTCAATGAAGAAGAAGCAAAACATTTCTTTAATGCAATTCTTCATGAAAAGGTGAAGCACTATGAATGATAATTTACCAATAAAGAGCAAATGGGTCTTTGAGATTACGCGGGCAGATGGGCGGATTGAAAAAAAGGAAATATGCAATACAATGATTGCAGCCGGACTTAATCAATCAGCAAAACTTTTGACATCTAATACAAATTCAGCATTTATTTATTTATCAGTTGGAACTGTATCTAATCCTGCATCATTGGGGTCTGCTGAATTTGGCGAGGTTGGGCGCAAGGCAGCGTCTACAGCTACCAGCTCAAACGAAACGGCTATATTAGTTACTACATGGGCGGGTGCAGCCGATAGCCTTACCGGGGTTGCGTTGTATTCTGGCGCATCAGTTAATCATGCGGATTCAGGACAAGGTGAGATTCTTAATATTGTGAATAGTGTTGATGTGACATTACAAGATTCTGATCATTTGAAAATCCAGATGGAAGTTCGTGTCGGTTCGCATAATCTATAATGTAAACAATGACGACAGTATTTAAACTTAAACTACGTCCAATTGTTGTTGGAATAGTTACAAAACTAGACGAGATTGGTGAGATAATCCGACAGGGCGTTCTTTATGAACGAACGATAAGCGACAATATTAATCTGCTGGATTCTGTAGAAATAGAAGCATATTATAATTTCGGTCGAATTATATCTGATAGTATGAACTTATCTGACAATGTAATAGCAAATTCAATATTGCTTGTTGATGTATTTTTAGATGATTCTATTACTGTTGCTGATATAGCTGAAATTGAATCTCAATATTCAAGAGATTCTGATTATGACAGCGTTATTATTTCTGATTCAATCGGAATTGCTGTAATTCGTGTTAATGCAGTATCTGTTAATGACAGTGTTGAGCTAAATGATAATTGTGTGGTAACGGTGACAACATCAGGTATTACGGTTCTTGATAAAGATGGAAATTCATTTGATGTGGCATTAAACGTTTTGAATTCGTCAGGCTCTAGCTTTACAGTGACGAATAAAGTATTGAACTCATCTGGCACGGAATTTACGGTAAGCTAATATGGCAAAAAGAGAAATAATTGCACTAAACGAAGATTTCGGAGCGGCAGATGAGGCACAGCTTGAGGCTGCTCAAACAACTGATACTTACGTGCTCCCGCGAGATACTTACAGTACAACCGGCGTGTTTGTTTCTGAAATAGCGGACGGAGCTACTGCGGTAGGATTTGTTCTTGATACAGACAACGATCTAGCAACTGCTGGAGCAAAACTACTGAGTTTGCGGAATTTCGGTACAGAGAAATTCAGCATAGACAATGACGGCCGCATAAAATCACACGGTTATTATCGACAGTTAGGCTTTGGTGGTTCAGCGCTGGGAGATAATAAGCAGGGAGAAGCACGATTAGAATGGGGGGCCAATTTTTCACATTTATTACATCTGCGTAAATATCCAACAGCGGACAAAGGGCTGTCGATTACATCAGATTCGCCGTGGTCGCTTGGCGCGAGAACAGAGCCTTTTGCAAATGTTATTGCCGAATCTATTGTACTTGATAACTCATATACTGATACTACGAATTATGAGACCGGCGGGATTGCATGGAACTCAAATGTGCTTGAGCTAAAGACAGAAGCGGCTGGAACCGGTGTTGCTCGTGATTTAGCGATTTCACCTGCCGGGCTTTTACTGTTTTTGAATCTCCCCACATCTGATCCAGGTGTTGCAAACGCAGCATGGCTCGATGCCGGTCATTTAGCTATATCAGCAGGATAATGAGGACTGAAAATGTTTACAAATAACGAATTGCAATTTCTTATTGAAGCCGTGAATGCAACACCGATTCAGGGCAAACATGCCAGGCTTGTTGTAGGCGTGTTGGATAAACTTGAAGAGGAGCAGAAACGGGAGTCCGAGAATGGCGACACTGATTAAGCAAGACGGGACAGAGATTGAATCATCCACTTATTTTGATCTGATTCAGATAATCACTCGCGGTGATCATGTTATGCGTCTGACGGTATCCGAACGATGGCCAGACGGGACAATTGCAAATGAGCCGGATGGTGGCAAACCGGGCAGTGATGTATTTGAAGTTCCAATTCTTGATGAGAACGGAATGCCCAATTCCTTGCTCGGAAAAGCCATGCTGGAAGCTGCTGCCGGAATGGGTATTGATCTGAGCGTATTGCCGCCAGAGGCACAGGGTAAGATGCTGCTAGATGCAGTCCGGTTGGCCGCTGTAACAGTAGCAAAGCAAAAGCAATATATCGCAGAAAATGCGAATGTGGAGACTCTATTATCATGAAAAATTTAACAGTAATGGTTGCGGGATTTCTTTTAACACTAACCGGATGCTCATCTTTCATGCAGGCGGATAAGAATACAGCTGTATTCGTGAAAGCCAATCCCAATGCAACGAATATCCATCAGTTTGAGAATGTAGTAGAAGCAATTGAAGGTGATCAGAAGATCACCGGCTACGTCCAAGATGGTGTTTGGCACGAAATGGAGCCGGTTAAAGTGCCGCGTTTCGATGCGGCGGAAGCTGGACAGCTGGCAGATGTGGGAACGACTGCGGCGGGTCTGGCACTTGGCTTTGCCGAAGCAAACCCGCTGGGTGTTATCGGGCCGACTGTCGGAAAGTTCATGGCAAATATGTTTATCGAAGATGCCGTTGACTGTAGAGACCTCAAGCCCATTCTCTCGGGTTATGGTTGGGGTGCTACTGGCATGAATCTCACTACTCTGGCCGTTGGGTCATTCACGCCCTGGAGCGCCGGAGTTGGCGTTCTGGCGGCTGTGGCAGCATATAACTTTCTGCCAGGTGATGATGGTTGTGTTGATTGGGTAGGCAAGCGGGTTTTACTTTAATCAGAGCCGGATTCGATATGATAGAAACACTGATAGGCGATACAGTACAGTTAACATGGATTGATTCAGCTACGGCTGTTGATTCGGATATTGCATATTCTGTTTATACCGGAAGTGAAACTATCGTAGATACAGGGACGTTAGTTGAATCAGGAAACGGGCATTATTATCAATTTATAACCGTCCCTGACGCTCCCGGTAATTATGTTGTTGAAACGTTAGCTATTATATCTGGCCTTCCTTTTAAACGTCGTCAAATGTTACATCTAACGCTAACAGAGGTTGATTGATGAGTATTGTCAATTATCAGGATTTGGTTGGTACATTTCGCGCAATCGGCAAATCTGGATGGACGGCTGAAGAAGTGAACAGCTACCACATACCACAATGTCAGGCAGAAATAGAAGGCCTACTGGCCACCGTTTATACTGTTCCGTTTTCATCAAACAATGTCACAGCAAAGGACCTTGTTACACAGCTAGTATATTGCCGTCTGTCAGGCGGTTCAATGGAAGAAAGGCAAGCATGCAGGAACGAAGTATTAGATCGTGTAGAGAAGCTAAAAAGCGGCAAGGAATTGATGCTGACAAGTTCCGGGCCTATTGATTCCGGTATAACGAATATAATTTGGTCAAATACCAAAGATTATGACAATCCCACCACGGTTGATGATCCTATACGCTGGAATGTTGATAGCAATCAAATTGATGACATACGGGATGCAAGAGAATTGTGATCAAAGTTGAAACAAAACTTGCAGATAAGGAAATCAAGCGTATGCAAAAACGTGCGCAAAAGGTCAAATCATTAAAACCTGCTCATAAAAATATTTCTGTATTGTTGGATCGTTGGGTATTAAATAACTTTAAAACAGAAGGCGGAAATGTTGGTGGGTGGCAACCGTTTGCAGAATATTGTGTTGGCGGCAAAAGATCAAAATATCGCAAGATTAAAACGTGTGGTCGAGGTCGAATTGTTGGAAAAGGAAAATCCAGACGATTAGATACCAGTGCAAAACTCCTACAAGATACTGGCAGGTTACGCGGATCATTCTTTCCGCCGTTTTATACATCAACTACTGTCGGAATAGGGTCAGAATTGCCATATTCTGAGCCGCATGAAAAGGGCGAAGGAAGTTTGCCAAAGCGCAGAATGCTCCCGGAAGATAAAGATGTAAGAAAGCAGGTTATTCGTTTATATAAACATTTTATTGATGAGGCTATGAAATGATAAAGCAGCATCAGATATTAGAAAAAGCGACTAAATTATTGATTGCATCGCCTGATCTTCAAAATGAAAAAGCCACAATCATTCAAAGCGAAGATATAAACGAGAATCCAAATGTTGTACCGTGGATTGGCGTGTATCCCGGAGACACTGAATATGAACCGGCCAGAGCTGGTAACATATGGCGCAATGAAATGTCTTTTCGCATTACAGTACAGATTGCCAATTCCAGAGATGGTAATATTGCAGAGCAGCAGATTAATGAATTAGAAATAATGGTGATAAAAGCTATCATGCAAAATACATCAGAATGGTCTAATCTGCTAGATATGTTCACATCTTTGAATATATCGCCTGGGTTGCGCGAAACAGAGGATGGGACTATTGTATTTCGTGAATCAGTTATAACATTCACCGGATTTATTGAACAACGATTATTTGATTAACTGGAGACAGTAAAATGAGTGAAACATACGGGCAAAAAGCAAATCTTGGCATCTGTTTTCAGGATTCATATGGAACCAGCAATACAAGTTCTATGCACTGGATTGAGTTCATGTCTGAAGATGTGGTTCCAAAAAAAGAGGCTTTGAAATCTCAGAACATGCGAGGTATCTTTGAAGAAGGAGATGCATACGAAGGCAAAAACTCAGCAGATGGAAATCTCGAAGCAGAAGCGCATCCGATTACGTTGGGAGTTTTCCTTACTGCGATTTTTGGAGCGCCCACAACTGTAAATTCTGATGGAATTTATACGCACACATGGCAGCCAAGCCAAACGGATTTTGATGATAAAGTGGCTAACATTCCATTTACACTTTATAAAGATTTGAACGATGGCGGATCGGCATCATTGCTTTATGATCTAAATGGTGCCACGCTCGAATTAGGCGTGGCAAATGGCGAGTTCCTGAAGTCAACTCTGGGTGTTGTTGGTGGAAACTTTGAACAGCTTGCCGCCCTTACTCCCTCATTCCCTAACGGCAAACGCTGGACGTGGGATGTATCATCCGTCACGTTCGGCAATAGTGAGCAGACAGGCCTGGCTGATCTATCATTGACAATCAATGATGGCGTGGAGGCATTACATTCTCTTGCGGCATCACGCGGCAAGTGGCCAGCACGATTAAAGCGCACAGGGTTCCGGACTTTTGAAGTTAGCGGCACAATGCGATTTGATAATCAAGACGAGATGCAGGAATTTTTATCATTCAATGAGCGTAAATTGGATGTTAGCTTTACAGGACCTACTGAAATCCAATCAGGCTATTATGAAACGTTACAGATCGTTATGCCAGCAATGCTATATACTGATTTCCCAGCTGGTGCTAGTGGCCCTGGATTGATTGAAGTTGGTTTTTCTGCAAACGGCAATTATCACACCGGAAGCGGAACTGCTATGGAAATTACACTGGTTAATACTAAAGCGGCTTACGTTTAACATTACTTTTATTTAACAAATAACATGAGGTTGTTCAATGAGCAATTACACGCGCAATATAGTTAAAACTTTTGAATTTGATGGGGATAGTATTACTGTTGAATTTAGCAGGCTTAAACGTAAACACTTGATGGCCTTGTCACCATTTTTGAGTGATGACGGGGCAATGAAGTTTTCAGATCAAATGGAGATGATCAATGCTGCATCTGAATTTATTCCTGAATTAATTCAATCATTTGATGGATTGAAGGACTCAAATGGAGACGTCATAAGCCTGTCAGAAGTGCTTGAAGAATCGTATTTTACGCCACTGGTTTCTGATATATTGAGCGCGATCATGGATGTTAGTTTTCTCAACCAGGCCGATGTAAAAAACTCAAAAGAGCAACAAGGAGAATCTTCGGTGGATTAACATATTTTGGAACTGAAGCAATTGCTAATGTATCAATAGATCAGTGGCTTTATTTGTTTAGTGATAGTCACAGTAATATAGGTTCTGACCCATCATTAATTGCATGGCCGGATGGTAGATCATTATTAGATCAGGATATTATAGTAGTTGCTATATTTAATGTAATTAAGTCCGAATTATCACATATGCGAGAGGAAAAGAAATAATGGCAAATGTAATCGAATATCGCATTGTCGGTAAGAACGAATTTAGTGCCGCATTTTCTTCTGCAACGAAAGGAGTAGATAAAATACGGTCAAAATTAAACGGACTTAATAAAACATTATTCAATATGAAATCGGTCATTGGTGGCGCATTGGCTGCCGCAGGTGTAGGAGGCCTGGTTAAGTCATTTATCGGTGCTGCAAGCACTACAGAGCAGTTGAAAGTGCGTCTTACCGCTTTGCTGGGAAGTGTATCAGAGGGCAATCGTCTATTTGATGAAATGTCCGAATATGCTTCTAAAGTTCCCCATTCTTATGAAGCCGTGATGGAATCCGCGACTGCCCTTTCTGGAGTAATGAAGGGCGGTGTTGATGAAGTAGTCCAATGGATGCCGATGATTGGCGACCTGGCGGCAGTTACCGGCTTGTCTGTACAAGACACGACAAGCCAGGTCATACGCATGTATTCGGCAGGGGCGGCGTCTGCTGATATGTTCAGGGAGCGCGGCGTGCTTTCGATGCTTGGATTCCAAGCGGGGGTATCGTATTCAGCAGAAGAAACAAGAAAACGACTCATAGAGGCATTTGAGGATCCGGCATCTAAATTTCGCGGTGCTGCTGATGAGCTGGGAAAGACCTGGGAAGGGTCGTTGTCTATGATGAGGGACAAATGGTTTCAATTTCGTAACAGAGTCATGGAGGGCGGGCTATTTGATTATTTCAAAGCAATTGCACAACAAATAGATGAGGAAATCGGCAAAGGGCTGGAAAACAGCAAAAAACATGCGGCAAGCTGGGCAATATCTACTATTAATGCAATTGAATCAACCGCCAAATCTGTTGGGATATTAGCTAATGCAATAAAAGGAATTGAGGTAATCTGGCATTTGCTTAAAGCGGCAGCTTATTCTTATACATTTGCAGTTAATGAAGTGGTTGTTCAGACTGTAAAAATGATCGAATGGTCTATAAATAAGGTCATTAGTCGTGTAAATGACCTCATAGATGGCGTAAACGCAATAGCTGATGTTGTGGGCTTGGATGGAATGACGCTTATCAGAAAAACTGATCTCACATCCGTAATGATGAGAGATCAAGCTGAAAGAGTTAAAGCGATTGCGCAGGCATTAACTGATGCGCATGATGCTGCTACGGAAGGGTTGCCGTCAGATAAAATTGAATCTTTTTTTAGTAAAGTTCGAGAGAAGTTTGATGCAATGCAGGCGCAATCAAAAGATGTATCAGATAATGTAAAAAATAATATCAATAATGCTTTTGGTGCTGATAATGACGAAAGCAAAAAAGCATTAGACAACAATTTACAAGCATTTGAAGATAGTTTAAGGCAAAAATATGCGGCATTGTCTCAATCATTATTAAGTGAAGAAGAACGGCTGAAGTCTCGATATGAAACAGAAAAAATGCTTCTTGAAGATGCTCATGTTTCAGGTCTTGCTGATACACAGACTTATAATGAACAATTGCAAGAACTAGCAAGACAACATAATGAAGCAATGAATAATATTAATCAAAAAAGCATGATTAGTTATTCTGATTATATGTTGTCAATGATAGAGGAGTGGAGGATACAGATCGGCACGGTACAACAGGAATTTGCAGCTGTGACAATGAGCATGGTAACGGATATATCAGCGGGGATTGGTAATGCTTTTGCACAGACGATTGTGTACGGAAAAAGCTTAATGGAGGGGCTGAAAAGTTTAGCACAATCTGTTATTGCTAATGTTATACAAGCATTGGTGAGGATGGCTATTCAGCGCACAATATTGGCATCATTGTCTAAAGCGCTGGTTACTACTGAAGCCGCATCAGAAGCCAGTAAGGCAATCGGCTTGGCTGGTGCGAATATGTTTGCTTCTCAAGCTGCCGCCCCCTGGCCGCTTAATCTATTAGCGCCGGCCATGGCATCAATGGCTACTGCTGGAGCGGCTGCAAGCTTCACCGCTGGCGCTGCATTGGGTAAGGGTCTTGGAGCAATTGTAGGACAAGCAGATAACGGCCTAAGCTACGTCCCGCGCTCTGGAACGTACCTATTGAGTGAAGGCGAGCGCGTTATTCCTCCGGCGCAGAACAAAGACCTGACGAACGCATTATCCGGCGGTGGTTTTGGTAGCGGGGGGGTAATGATCGAATCATTGAATATCGAAGTATTGCCAAATGCGACAAACGCAGATGCTCTATTGAATATGGATGCACGAACATGGACTGAAATAGTTGCAGGGCCGATTATAGAGGCATTTGATCGACTAGGAAATAAGGGAATTAAGCCGGAGTTTGCAGGATAATGTATATTTTGCAGGTCGATAGTGACAATCAAATAGAGTTAGAACCTGAATACGATTTCACTCGTAAAGACGCAAAAAAAGAAACTGCATTGCGCGCCTGTGGTGGTACGTTGTGGGTTTATAAATGGGGCGATTGGGATCAGTGGAAATTCGGATTAACATTTATAAATTCAAATGATGCTTCAATAGTAAACAGCTGGTGGAAAAGTAATACTGAATTACAGTTTTATTCATCAAATGATACAAGTGATGTAAGCACAGTATTAATCAGAAATAAAAATACACCGTTAGGGAAGATGCAGCAACCCTATACAACGCTTTTCCGTGGCATGATTGAGTTGAGCACATATTAATGACTCTAAATGTTACAAGTTGGTTTATTGAACAAACATATAAAAGAATATCCAGCCCTGTAAGAAAGCTTTATATAGATACTGCATCTGATACGGCGGACTTATCAAATCATGTTCTAAAGTGGCCGACAATAAAACATAAAACAAGAATGTTAAGACCGAACAATATATCTATTCGGCTGGCAAATACTGATGGAAGTTTAAACTTTCTTCATAATGATCCACTAATAATGAGAAAAGATGGCTATTTAAAACTTGGATATACACATCCAGATTCAGGTGATGAATTAGTCGATATATTCGCTGGTGAAATAAACAGAGTCGCATTAAAACATGGAGAAGTAACCGTTTATTTTACAGACATATGGGATGAATTGACCAGAAAAATCGTTGGAACAGAGGAAGTCCCTCTTGATTGGACCGGCAGTAATTACAATCCGGCAGACATGATCTGGTGGTTGTGTACATCGTATGGCGGTTTATCTGATATAGAGTCAACATCGAATCCCAACGTAGATTGGTCTGCATTTGAAGAGTTCAAAACTGATATGACAGATAATAATATTGTCATGCAGGGATATGTTAAAGACCAAAAAGCATCAGAATGTATTAAGAGGATTGCATTACAATTAAATACGGATATTTTTGTAGATGAAACCAACAAATTGACGTTTAAGAGATTTACTTTAGCTGAAACAAATGTTACATCATTGTCAGGTGAGAATGTTATAACATGTAATATTGAGGTTGATGAAGAAGATATGATCAATCGACAATATATAAACGCTGGTTACGATATAACAAGTGGATCGTTCGGTATTGTTGTAGAAGATTCGAGCGAATCTAGTATTAATAGTTATGGACTTGCAGAGCAGATACATAAAGATGAAACATTCTGGCATGTTGATTCATCATCAGCATTATCATATGCGCAGAGGCAGATAAGATTAAAAGGCGAGCCGTACACTAAGATAGACATTGAGACCACACTGGTTCCAATCACAAGGACTATTGGAGAAACTATTTATGTTAACAATCCTCTGTTTGAAGTAGAAGGAGGCTATCGAATGTTAGAAAAAGTAATTGAATTGGAATCTGGAAAAATGCAGGTAATTGGGGATCGTACAACATTTGCCGATGTATTTACATTAGATTACAGTTCATTAGATAGCGTTTATGTATTAACATAAAGGGCAAATTATGACTATACTCAGAACAATTACTTGTGATATATGCGGAAAAACAGAGACGGAAAAAACAACGAATTCCGGATGGATGGGTTGGGGAGCCGTACAGGGGATAAATTTTAATGGGGAGCCAACACCTAACGTTTGTCCAGAACATATTGCACAAATAGCAGATTTTATGGATAAATTGAGGATTTCTTATGTCGTGGACTGATTTAACATTCTCATTCGGACAGGTTTTAACATCTACTCAGATGACAAATCTGGATGATAATTTTGAGGCACTTGCAAATGGTGACTCGGGTGCTCCGAATGTCACGCAAGCCGGAATAGCTGCTTCAGCGGTTGGTCAGTCAGAAATGAAAACAACCACGGCGAGCCAATCTGAATTGGTTAACAACAAAGTCACGGTAGCGCTCACCGGTGGAGATTATACATTAGGTTGGTATGTTGGGGCAGATGCTAATTGGACTGACAGCCACACTATAATTGCGCATTCTGATACATATGCAGCTAATGTTGCAGTTGTTAATAATTCCGGTTCTAGCACAACATTTTATTTTTATTCTCGATATATTCAGGCCTCGCCTCCTTGGAATTTGGGCAATGGAGATATTCCGCTATTCGTTATGGCGCTGGTAGAAAAATCAACAGGCGATATATTCGGTACATATGTTGCAGAAGACCCGCCCTGGTATGCACATGGACCGCATGACATATCGCCAAGGGGGCAGCTACAGAAGGAGCTTGGTTTTTGGGGAGAGGATATTAAATCTATATTAAATGGAACAAGTGCAAACATTCATAAATCTGCATTTATGAAAAAAACATCACGCTTTAAAAAACGTGATGAAAAAGAAAAAAATAATGTATTAAAACGCAAATTCACAATGGAGGAAAAAAACATTGATATGAATGTTGTCCCTCATTTATTCAATACATCACATCTAAATATGAATGATTTTGCTGTTGTGTTAATTGATCCGGTGTCCTCACTGATGGAGGATTTACGTGAGTTAAATGCAGCAGGTGAAAATATAAGCAAGTTAATCGACGGAAAATATATTACTATTGGAAATGAATTATCTGGAGTTGCATCACCCAAAGGCGTTATTTGTGTAGCTGGAGGTTGGAAATGATTTTTGTTAGTGCAGGTCATCATCAAGAAGCAAAAGGCGCAACTTTTGGTGACTTTAACGAATATGATGAAGCGCAGATATGGAAGTCATTGATATTGTCCGGGCTTGGTGATTTAGGTATGGCCGTCCCAAGTGGGGTACTTAATCAAAAAACAACATTCATAAACTCATGGTCTGATTCACCTTCAGACATTGCTATTGAAATTCATTTCAATGCGGCAAAGGATAAAAATTCAACGTATATAGGCCAGGGTTGTGAAACCCTATACTATCCCGGCAGTAAACGGGGGAAAGCTGCTGGAGAGGCGATTCAGGAGGCCCTGGCGCCTATTTTCCCGCCTAACAGGGGAGCCAAGGAGGGGTATTATAGAATGGATAGAAAAAATGGAGTAGATTGGTTTTTGAAAAAAACAGTTTGCACAGCATTGATTATTGAACCTGAATTTATTCATCATAAACATAAAATTCAAGGGGATCGTGGTATAGCTTGTAAATCAATAGCAAATACATTAATAGATTTCGTTAACACTGGTGGTGAAAATGAGTAAATTAGCCGATGTAGCAGCATTTGGATTTATTATATTATGGGGAGCCGTGTATAACATTGTTACTATCCCAAAAAAGATATATCAAAAGATAACTAAAAAGGAAGAAAAAGATGAAACAGTGGTATAAATCTAAAACTATAATAAAAGCATTAATCAAATTGGTTTTTGCTATAGCGGGTAGTGTATTTGGTATATCGGTTGACATTCCTGAGGCCACTATTATTTCGCTTGTTGGCGGTGTTGATGGTCTTATTGATGTGTGGTTGCGATTCAAAACTAATCAAAAAATCGCCGTGCACAATATATCCAATGCCAAATCTGGAAGCGGTAGTAGTGAAGGAAGAATTATCTTTGATCCTCTCGACGATTACGATAAATTTTAATTGCAAACTGGAGAAATAAATGAATTTTTTAAATCAAATGGCAATAAATCTGATTGTTACTCTCGTTCAATCAATGATGGATAATGGCCTAGTTGAAGCGCTGCAAGACTTGATTCAAGAGGCGTTTAATTGGGATATGCCTGGCGAAGATAAACGGCAGGCAGTACTTGATAAGCTAAAAGCGTTTGGCGGTGTTATAGGGGCTGCTATGGCGGCTACAGCCCCGTGGCTGATCAATCTTGCACTCGAGGCGCTGGTTGCAAAGAGCAAATTAGAGCAGGAATGATTTCTAAGTCAAATCAATGAACATTGATTACGAAAAATCAATAAAAAACGGAAATATAATGCCGGACGTTCAAGAAAGATTAGCGCGAATAGAAACTAATCAAATGCATTTGAGTAAACAGCTCGATAGGATGGTTGAATTATTAGATAGATTAGTTAGGGTGGAAGAACATGTTGAAGAAGACCGTCGTGATTTAAAACGTCTTTATTATCGACTTGAAAAAGTTGAGCAATCTATTAGCTCATGGAAAACAGCAAAAAATATTTTGATTTGGATTTCTGGGATAATGTCTGCAATAATTACCGCTGGGGTTTCTTTTTTTATAACAAGAACGTGAATATTATTTTTCGTCCGGCGCTTCCCATCCATGTTTCTCTATTAGAGCTGCTTCAATAGTTAGCGCCCGGTTCGTGTCTGGCAAATCATCAATATATCGCCATAGCCATTCCGGTAGCTTTATTGACCGTGGGGTTTTTTTGAGAAGCGGGGGCATTGGCTTCCTGCCTGCCCCTTCTCTTTTTCCGCCTGCGCTCATTCTTCGATTTCAATCCCGATTTTTTTGGCATCATCAATAGTTATGACAATGCCCTCTGGGTGCTCATAGCAAACGCTGGTTTCACTATCTACCGGGTAAATAGCGCAGTCATCCATGCGGGTTACGGGTTCGCCGTCTTCAGCGTGCAGAACCATTACATTGCCGCTTTCATTAATTCTTCCAAAAATATCCATTGTTTTTCCTCTTTCGTTTCGAGTTTCAGCCTTTTCTCATCTCGTGAATATTTAGTCATTTACGCCGCTAACCGGAACATTCCCTCTAACCACATCGTCAGGGATATTAACCGTCTGATCATATTAGCATGCGGTTCTTCATTATATAACGCTGCATATCTATTGATAATTATATTGTCAACATTGTTTTCAAAGTCCTCTCGGATCATCGCACATAAATGTTCCAGGTTTTTT